GCGGTCAAAGAACAACGTGCGCATGTACCTCAACCACGATTCGACGATGCTTCTTGCCACGACTCGTGCCAAGACATTGCGTCTCATGGAAGATGAACGCGGTCTGAAAGTTGACGCCGATCTGCCCGATACGACAGTCGGCCGCGACCTTTCAACACTCATCAAGCGTGGTGATGTGGACTCGATGTCGTTCGGGTTCTCGGTTCCTGCTCGTGGTGACCAATGGTCCGACGATGGTGCGGTGCGTGAACTGAAAGAAGTTCGCCTCTACGAAGTGTCGGTAGTGACAGGGTTTCCTGCTTATGCTGCGACGTCGGCGAGTGTGCGCAGCTTGGACAAGTTGGCTGAGCGGACGGCGTTGGATGCCGACAAGTTGGCTGAAGCCATCACCGTTCTTGAAGCCGGTTCGGAACTGTCCGACGATCAGGCTTCGTTGCTGTCTGATGTTGTTGGCAAGTTGCGCAAACAGCCGGACAAGGTACCCGCTTCGATTCTTGCGAAGCAACTTGAACTGCAACGCCTCGTCGGCTAGATTTGTTCTCAACGTAGTTGCTGCGGAGCCGCAGGACGACGCCGACTTCGGAGCCGAAGCGGGCTGAATACCAAATCCCTGCGTGCCCAACAATCGTCCACGAAAGGACAACTACTCACATGAAGGAATACATCGACCGTCAAGTCGAGCAGCGTCAGCGTGCGTGGGAAGCAGCCAAGGCTCTTCTCGACACCGCAGCCGCCGAAAAGCGCGACCTGACCGCAGAAGAAGAAGCGTCGTACAAGAAGATGAACGACGAGCTCAACGAGCGTGCTGCTCGCATCGAAGCCCTCAAGGCCGATGCCGAGCGTGAAGCCAAGATCGAAGCGGCAACCCGCGAGATCGCTGGCCAAGTACGTCAGACGAAGGCTGCCTCGACCGACGCGGACACCATCCGCTCGATGGCTCGTGGCGAAATGCGTTCGTTCACCTTCGAGACTCGCGATGTCGTCAAGACTTCGAGCGGCGCACCAGTGCCGACCTCGTTCTTCGACCAGGTCATCGCACAGGCTCGTTTGGTCGGCCCAATGCTTGACACCTCCACAGTGCTGCGCACTGCCGGTGGCGAGAACCTCCAGATTCCTTCGCAGGCTGGTTGGTCAACGGCTGCCATCACGGGTGAAGGAACGGCCATCTCCGAGTCCGATCCGACGTTCAACAGCTTCATCACCTTGGGCGCGTACAAGTACTCGTTCCTGGTGCAGTTGAGCCGTGAACTCATCGAGGACTCCGGAGTGGACATCCTCTCCTTCCTCGCAACCCAGACCGGCAACGCGCTCGGCTACAAGGTCAACGCTGACCTCACCACCGGCTCAGGCACCAACGCACCGAAGGGTGTTGTGGCTGCCGCTGGTTCAGGCGTCACGGGTGGCACCGGAGTTTCCGGCGCATTCACGGCGGACAACCTCATCGACCTGGCGTACAGCCTGGACGGCGCAGCGCGTCGTCTCCCTGGCGTCGGCTGGATGATGAACACCGCTTCACTCGGTGCCGTACGCAAGTTGAAGGACACCGCTGGCTTCTACATCTTCAGCCCCGCGCTGGCAGATGGCAACGACCAGCTCCTCAACTTCCCGGTGTATGAGAACCCGGCGATGGCTGCTCAGGCAACTTCAGCCAAGTCGGTTGTCTTCGGACACCTCCCCAGCTACTACGTTCGCATGGCCGGTGGCCTGCGACTCGACCGCAGCGACGACTACGCATTCAACGCGGACCTCGTCACGTTCCGCGCCACAATGCGCGTGGACGGCAACCTGCCACAAGTAAGCCACATCAAGTACTTCATCGGAAACGCGAGCTAATCAGTTTCCACTGAAGTCCCTTGATTGGGGACGAATAAGAGTCAGGTGGGTCGGGACGAAACACGCAGGGTCGTCTCGGCCCACCTACACTCGTAATACCAACCTGCGTACCTGCGAAAGGAGACTGCGTGAATGCGAGTAATCATCAAGGGAGTCCCACTGGATTTGGACGACCCGACGGCGATCCTGCTCTTGCAGCGGGGCGTGGCACACTTGCCAGAGGAATCAGTCATCGAACCTCGGATGCGGTCCGAGCACTCTGGTACTCAAACGCGCCCTGGGCGGGCACGGGCTACGGCCAACAAACCCAGCAAGCGGTCCAAAGGCTCATCAAAGAAGGGCACGAAATCGCAATCCACGCGATCTACGGGCTCGAAGGCTCCACGTCGACGTGGAACGGAATCAAAATCTATCCGCGAGGAATGAACCCTTACAGCGACGACATCGTTGTTGCGCATTGGATGGAGTGGACACAAGCCACGCAACTACCGAAACTTCTCATGACGTTGTTTGACGTGTGGGTGTTGAAGGCTCCGAATCTGGAGAAGATTCCGAACATTGCGTCATGGGTGCCGGTTGACCATCAGCCTTGTCCGCCTGATGTGGCTGCGTGGTGTCAACGTCCGAACGTGATGCCGATTGCGATGAGCAAGTTCGGTGCGTCAGCGTTGGAGAAACTCGGTATCCGAAGCCTCTATGTTCCGCACGGTATCGAGTCGGTGTTCAAGCCGACACCGCATGTGCGTGACAATGCCAACAAAGTCATCACTGGTCGGGACATCATGGGGTTCAACGAGGATCAGTTCGTGGTGATGATGACGGCCGCTAACAAGGGTGTCTATCCTCCACGCAAGGCGTTCGCCGAGAACTTCATGGCGTTCAGCATGTTTGCCGAGAAGCACCCGGATGCGGTGTTGTACATGCACTCTGAGGAGGCTGGTTCGGCTGGTGGCATAGACCTCAAGACCTTGGCCCAGATGTGCGGTATTGCGCCAGAACGCATCAAATACGCTGACCCGTACCTTTACCGCCTAGGGCTCCCTCAGAACGCTCTGGCGGCCCTCTACAGCGGTGCTGACGTGCTTCTGGCTGCATCCATGGGTGAAGGCTTCGGAATCCCGGTGGTGGAGGCTCAGGCGTGTGGTACCCCGGTGATTGTCTCAAACTTCACGGCTCAGCCGGAGTTGGTTGGGGATGGTTGGGTTGTGGATGGTCAGCCGTTCTGGGATGCTGCTCAGAAGTCGTGGTTTCTGACGCCTTCGGTGCCGAGCATTCTGAATGCGTTGGAGGAGGCGTACAAGCGTGGTCGTGGCCGCTCGAAGAAGGCGGTGGAGTTTGCGGAGCAGTATCAGGCTGATGCGGTGTATGAGTCGCATTGGAAGCCTGCGATGAAGGAGATCGCTGCGTGGTGCCGCTCGTCCCAGTCGTAATCGTTCCGGTGCTCACGGAGCATCATCGGGTGGATTCGATGCTGACATCGTTCGATGGTCGGATCGGTGACTTGGTGGTGATTGACAATGGGAATCATCCGTTATGGGAACCGCGTACCGATAAGGCGAAACGCATCTTTCACTATCGGATGCCAACGAACTTGGGTGTGGCTGCGTCGTGGAATCTCGGTATCAAGGCGACGTGCAAGTCGTCCGGGTGGTTGATTGTGAATCATGATGTGGCGTTCGGTGCGAACGGTGTCGTGGATTTGTTTCGGTTAGTGTCGACGAAGAATCTGGTATTGGGTGGGAAGCCGCCGTGGTCGTGTTTCTGGTTGGGGTCGGATGTCGTTGCCAAGGTCGGGTTGTTCCATGAGGGTTTCCATCCTGCGTACTTTGAGGACAATGACTATGAGATTCGTGCGCATCGCAAGGGTGTTGACATTGTGCGATCAACGGCCGCCATCTATCATCGGAATTCGAGTACGTTGCAGTCGAATGCGCAGTTTCAGCAACGGAATCAGGCGTCGTTTGATGCGAACCGTCAACTGTTTGAGGAACGAATGGTTCAGGATTTGGCGTTGGATTGGGACTTGAATCGGCGTCTGGAGTTGGGATGGGATTGAGGGTCTTTGACGGTGTGCTCTATAACGGTGAGCAGGACATGTTGGAGTGCCGGTTGCAGGAATTGTCTGAGGTAGTGGACAAGTTTGTCATCATCGTCGGTGATAAGTCGTTCACCGGGCGACCGAAGAAACCTGAGAATCTGGATCGGTTTATTCCGTGGTCGGACAAGATTG